GAGCGGTGTGGGCTGGGTGGATGACGGCGTGGACTGGGTTGGCTATCGCCACTGGCGCACCTACAAGCTGATCCGCAAGCGCTCGCTGAAGCGCCTGAAGCGCAAGGCCGCGGCCGGCTGCAGCCTGGAGACGACCATGGCCTACCTCAGTCATGCCAAGGACACGGCCAGCCTGCGGTATGTGAAACAGGTGCTTTGGCGGTGCAATCCTGAACAGCGCCCAGAGATTTACGACTGGGTTTGCCGCCATAGGCCGGCCCGATAGTCTGCAGGGGTGCAGCTAACCAGCCTCTGTGGACCCGGCCACCATCCTTGCCCTCATCGGTTTAGGCGGCTCGGGTGTCGCCGCGCTCTGGAAAATCGCCAACGGTCTTGGGCGATTTGAGTCACGCACCACCACGATCCTCGAAGGTGTGCAGACCATGCTGCAAGACCACGAGACCAGGCTCCGCGATCTTGAGCGAACCTGATGAACCACCTCACCGACTACATCGCCCTTGCAGTTGCCATCCATGGCGTCGCGCTGGCGGTGGTGAACCTCACCCCTACCCCTAAGGACAACGAAGCGCTCGACAGCTACACCAAGGCCATCGTGAAGGCCTATCGAGCGATCGAAATCCTGGCCGGCATCATCAGCCTACGCGTGAAGCGATGAGCAAGCCAAAGGGCAATCAGCAGCAGATCCACCGCGATCCGATCTGCAAGAAGACCAGGCAAGGCAATGGCCGCGGCAGCAAGCCCAGCCATGGCCGCAAACAACGTCACGGTCAAGGCAAAGGCTGATCACCTTTGTCTGCCGCTTGAAGCGATGTAATCCAGCTGTCGTAGGACTCCCTCATCGGGATCTTGGCCGGCAGCTTCAGCCACTTCCTGACCGCGATCGGACAACGTAAGAACACGCTTGCGCCCTTGTCGTAAGCGATGAAAAAACGTCCGTTCCAGTCCTTTCCTGTCTCAACCGTTGTTGTCTGGCTGAGATGCAGTCGTTCGCGCTTCATGGCTTGCAGGTGAGATACCAGCCGCCGGAACCGCCGGGCATCCAGCGTGGATTCCAGTTCTTGCGGCTATAGGCCAGGCCAGCCCCCTTTGTGTTCTTGCTGTAGCCGCCCTGGACCAGCAGGGCCTCACCGTTGGGGTCGTTGTGGATCCAGGCTGTGTCGGTGTAGCCGATGATCACCGTCCAGTGCCCACCGCCCCTGGGCGCCGATGAGGGGCCTTGGTGAAGCCAGCCGACCGCTACAGGGCGCCCTGCGTTGATCTCGCGTTCCAGGGCCTCTGGCCGTCCATCGGTGTGGAAGTCAGCCTCGAGCCCCAGGGACCTCAGCGCGGCCAGCTGGGCCTGCGCAGATGTGGTGTCGCCGTACTTTGCCCTGATGCTGTTGTAGGCGTCGTCATTGACAACCTTCCCCCAGAACATTGCCAACATCGCGCAGCTGGAGGAGAAGCACTCGCGGTAGCCGCTGCCGCTCTTGTTGTCGAGCTGGCTCTGCCATTTGACGGTCAGCGGGTTCTTCAGGAGTGCCGGCAGCTTGATCGGCCGTTCCTGATCCATCAGGGCGATCAAACGCTCGGCATAGGCCGGCAGGGTGGCGTAGCCCTGGCGCTGCAGCTCAAGGGCCGCCTCGCTGCGATTGGGAGCCTTGTTGACCCCTGTGTGCCCCTTCCAGTCGAGATACCAGCGCTCGACCAAGTACTTCACCGCGGCGTCCAGCGACTCGAAATCCACGAACGAATCGCGGATGGTGATCGTCTTGCCGTTCACTACCTCCTTTGTCTGCTTGCTGGTGCCAGGGCCCTTCAACCCAAACGGGTTATTGCGACCGCTCATGTGCTTCCCAGAACCGCTCTCCAATCGCCATTGCGCCGCCACCAGTTCTGGGTAGCGGCTGCCATATTTCCTGGCCGCGGACTCAATGCCACCCCATGTGTTGTCGATGTCACCGCTGCCGCGCCAGGTGCCGACCCATTCAGACGATTCGGTCAACAGGCCTGGATCAGCCTGTTTGATGTGCTGCCCCAGCTGGATGATGCTCTTGCGTTGATGCGGCAAATCCTTGTAGTTCTGCCAGAACTGCAGCCAGCGCTCATCAGTGAACTGCACGTCTTCGATTGGCATGATGGGGACAGCTCTCCACCCATGTAACCGTGGCTGATCTCGCAAAGGAACTTGAGGAGCTGCACACGTCAGTTGTCCGCGCAGTGCGCGAGCGCGTTGATCGCGGTGGCTATGACGATGAGGGCAACCTCAAGCCCACCAGCAACGATGACCTGCGCGTCGCCCTGCAGCTGCTGAAGCAAAACAGCGTCACCGCCAACCTCGCCGAAAGCGATACAGCCAAGCTGCGTTCTCGCATGGCAGCCAAGCTGGACTTCTCCGCACTCAAGGAAAAGACCAACGTGGTGCCGATCGTCAAGCAAGACGACGCTGCTAGCGCTTGACCCCGCCATAGGCCTTGCCCTTTAGCTGTGGCTTCCAGCCCATGGCCAGGGCATCAATACTGGCGCCAGTCTCATCGAACCAGGCTTGGCGCATCGTGTCCTCGATCTCGTCCTGACGAGCGGCCTTGGCTTTCTCTTGATCCTGGGCAGCAGCATCAGTGAAGAACTTGACCCCAAGGGCCAAGGCATCGATCCTGTCGTCAAACGTCAGGGAGCCACGTTCAACCGTGATTCGGCTGAGCTGATACATCAATGAACGCTGGTGGCCAGTCTCCGGGTCCCGCTCGGCATCGTGATAGTCGCGCCGGATCATTTCACTGCTGACGACAAGCCGATGCTGTTGAACCAATGGCGCCAGCGTGTCGATGATTCGACGTTCCTTCTGCTGGCTAACACGCACCTCCTCGATTGACACCGGATGCACTTTGCTCATCGCTGGTGATAGCAATGCAGTGAACATGCCATCACCCATATTGCTTTCAGCGACGCAGTAGTTCACCTGCCAACGCTTGGCAATACTGGCCAACATCGTGAGCACCTCAGGCTCATATCCCCTTGTGGTGCCACCTGATTCGAGCAGGAAGAAGTTGCCGTTCAGTTCAGCGATCACCGCCCAGGCCAGCTCATCGCTGCCGCGGCCAGAGGGGTCAATCGCCAACACGCAGCGCCACGTCTCTTCCTGCGGCACCCAGCCGTTCACCACCGCAGGGCGGTGATAGAAGCGATCGGCGCCCAGGCCGACGCACAGCAGCTCCTGGATGCGCTGCTCAGGAGCTGATGCCCACACCACCACCTCCGGTAGAGCCTTGCCGTCCAGGTCCATAACCAGCAGATCACCCAGCCGGATCGGGTAGCGATCCAGCGTGCTCAGCCTGCAGTTGAGCTGGTATTGGAGCTGCACCGCAGCCCGTGTCATCCGCGTCTCGCGCTTCAGCAGCTCGTGGTGACCAAAGCGCTCAGGATCCGTGGGATCCCCCGCCAGGGCCGGGTTGCCTTCCACTGCCGCAGCAATCGCAGGCGACAGGCTTCCCTCGTAGCAATCCCATTCATCTGGGTCAGCTGGATCCGGGAAACGCGCTGGCCAGAACCGAATCGCGTAGTTCCTTTCGCGCACCAAGCGTAGGTACAGCGAACTTTCGAGGTGCGGAGTTCCCAGATACCGGATCTGTCTTGGGAAGATCTGGCGTAGGCCCGCTTGCGTGTAATCCCTAGGTGCGGACGGGTCAAAGCCTGGATCATCCGGCTTGATGATGGCCTCCAGTTCGGTGACAGCTTGTGCCAGCCGTTCTTGCTTCAGGGGCGTGATCGAATTGTTGAGGGTCTCGATGTCATCCGGCAAGGCCAGCGTGCAGCGTTTCCCCGTCAGCGATGGGCTCAGGATTCCCACAGTGCGGACACTCGGGCTCTGATCGATCACCGCAGGACCCACGTCAAAGGCCTTGATCGATGACCGGCCATCAGGCCGCGGCTCAAGACACCGCAGGATGTCGACGTCACGGATGCACCGTGCCATGAATGTCGCTACTTCCTCGGCCTTCTCTGCTGTTGCAGCAGGGATCAGGATCTTTTCTGTGAATGGGTCATGGCGCAATCTCCACAGGGCATAGCCACCGGATTCAAACGATTTGCCCAGGCCGCGATAGGCCGTTGTGATCGAACGATCAGGGCCGGTTTCCAACCAATCCGCCACTTCCAACTGCCGAAGCGTTGGCGTGTCCGCCAGGTTCAGTTCCCGCAGCAGGTAGCAGAGGAAATGAGGGAACGGCCAGAGTTCCGGTGGCAGTGGTTCCCAAGACATCAAGAGAGCCCTCCCGCATCCGAAGACACAGAAGGGCTCTCCCAACAACCACCACCAGACAAGAGATCTGGCAGTGAGCCTCCCAGCACCACCCGGGTGGGCATGGCAACTTTAGCTGTCGACAAAGGCCTCGTTCACCTGCGGCGTGGCGGGGTCATCCCCCTGGAATTGGCCCTTCTTGGTGCGTGCACGCGTCTTTGTGGATGCCGGCGTTGGGGCAGGACAAGCAATTCCACAAACCGGAACCAGAGCGGCTTCAGCAGCGGCCACAACATCTTCAGGGACATCACTTCCGTAGTGCTGTAGGCCAAGACGAATCCGCTCGTCATTCGTGAGGTACATGGGTGGAGAGCAGATAAGGGAAGCGTACCCAGGCAGCAGATGTCATTCCAGTGAATCAGTGAATTGCTGCCAGAGATGGCCGCGGCGCGAGGGGCCACCGACTGAGGCAAGGAAAGGGTTGATGAGGAAGTAGGTCTCGCCGGTGCGCCGATCAACAATGCGCCGGACCAAGTTCTCCTTGCGCAAACGGGTAATGGCGCTCACTGCCACCGGCAGTTTCACGTTCAACCGTTCGGCGATGTATTTGGTTGAGACATGGGCTCTTCCACTG